TGTATATATATTATGGTCAGGCAGTTCATAAGTCCTTGACGGTGTAAAAGCCCGAGATTTATCTCGGTGTCGCAAAACGCAGGTTTGCCACTACCTGCGAGAACAAAAAAAGTGGCACTTGTAATTATTAAAATAATGATTATATAAATAATTGTACAACGCCATAATGGGTTGTATTTAAATAAACTTGCTTAACAAAAGGAGTTATAATGACTAATAAAGCAATTTCAATCTTCAATCAATTAAGACCACTATCAGTGGGGTATGATGATATTTTTTCTAACTTTGAAAGAATGTTTGACCACCAGATGGATACTATAAGTGTCCCTAACTATCCACCATACAATATCATTAAGACAGGTAAACATACTTATGATATACAAGTAGCACTTGCTGGTTATGGTAAAAAGGATATAGATGTATCTTTTGAGGACAGCGTCTTAACAGTTAAATCTGTAAAAGATAAAGACACAAAAGAGGTTGAAGAAAACGAGGGTGTACTACATAAAGGTATCGCCAAAAGAAACTTTACTAAATCTTTTACTATCGCCGAAGACGTAGAAATCAAAGGCGCAGAGTTAAAAGATGGCCTATTAAGTGTATCAATGGAAAGAGTTATTCCAGAACACAAAAAAGCTAGAACAATACAGATAAAGTAAATTAAAAATAGAAAGCGCTTAGACTTGACTTCTAAGCGCTTTCAGTATATAATGAGTCTAAATTATTAAGGAGTTTATATTATGGACAAGTGGAATGTTATAGATCACACATTTAAATATAGAGTGGGTGATAGTGATGAAAAAGGCGGCTGTACTTTTATCGGCGGCGAATGGGTTGATATAGATACCAACCAATTATTTAAAGGCAAAAAAGTTTTAATGTTTAGTTTACCTGGTGCGTTTACACCAACGTGTTCTGGACAACAATTACCAATGTATGACACATTGTATTCAAAATTTAAAGACCAAGGTTTTGATGAGATATATTGTATATCTGTAAACGATGCGTTTGTTATGAACGCTTGGGCTAGAGATTTAAAAATTGAAAACGTTAAGATGATACCAGACGGTTGTGGTACATTTACGAGATCAATGGGTATGTTAGTAAATAAACCTGCTCAAGGATTTGGTATGAGATCGTGGAGATATGCTGCGATTATTAATGATGGTGAAGTGCAAGAGTTTTTTGAAGAGCCAGGTATTAATAATGAAAGCGCAGATGATGACCCATATACAGTTTCATCACCAGAACACATTATGAGTTTTTTACAAGCAAGTGATATTGAGAAAAGCTTATAACATTGACAATAAGACTAAATTATGATACAATTATATTATATTATGAAAAGGAGTGAATATGAATCTATCAAGTGACACAGTAAATGTGTTAAAAAATTTTTCGGATATTAATCAAAACATTTTGGTTAAACCTGGAAACAAAATACAAACTATTTCTACTATGAAAAACATCTTGGCTGAAGCTGAGGTGAGTGAAAAGTTTGAAGACGAGTTTGCGATATACGATTTACCAGAGTTTTTAAGATCGGTTGAACTATTTGAGAAACCAGAACTTAAATTTAACGGTGGTACTAATGTTAAAATATCTCAATCTTCACAATCAATTAAATATTTCTTTGCTGATAAATCAGTTATCGTATCGCCAAGTAAAGGTATCAATATGCCAGATAAGCATGTTACATTTACTTTGAAAAAAGATGACTTTGCTAGATTAATGAAAGGTACTACTACATTAAATCTACCAGATGTTGCTGTTACAGGTGATGGTAAGACTATTAAAATGATTGCAACAGATAAGAAAAACAAATCATCTAACGCTTACTCTATTGATGTAGGTGAATCTGATAAGAAGTTTACTGCTTACTTTAGAACAGAAAACTTTAAACAGATTGTTGATGATTATGATGTTGCGATTTCAAAAGCGAAGATTTCTCACTTTGTAAACAGAAACAAATCTGTACAATATTGGATAGCATTAGAACCTGACTCTGAATTTTAAGGGAGGTTTTAAATGTCTGATTTTCTATGGGTTGAGAAATACCGACCTAAAAAAATAAGTGATTGTATTCTTACAGAAGACTTAAAGAAAACATTTACTGAATTTCTAAAACAAAAAGAAATACCAAATTTGCTTCTATCTGGTAGCGCTGGTACTGGTAAGACGACTGTCGCCAGAGCTCTATGTGAAGAACTAGGTAGTGATTATATCATTATCAATGGTTCTGACGAAGGTAGACAAATAGATACTGTAAGAAGTAAAATTAAAAACTTTGCTTCTACAGTATCACTTACCGAAGACGCAAATCACAAAGTTGTTATAATAGACGAGGCTGATTACATGAATGCTGATAGTGTTCAACCAGCGCTTCGTAATTTTATAGAAACCTTTTATAAGAATTGTCGTTTTATCTTTACCTGTAATTACAAAAACAAAATCATACCAGCTCTACACTCCAGATGTACGGTAGTTGATTTTAAAATTGTAAATGGTCAAAGAGTTAAAACTGCTACTGCCTTTCTTAAAAGACTAGAGGGTGTGCTTAAAGATGAGAATATAGAGTTTGATAAGAAGGTACTAGCAGAGTTAATTCAAAAGTATTATCCTGACTTTAGAAGAACAATAAACGAACTACAAAGATATTCTGTAAGGGGTAAAATTGATAGTGGTATATTATTCAATCTAGGTGAGGCGAATACCAAAGAACTTGTAAAACTTCTTAAAGAGAAGCGTTTTAATGACATGAGAAAATGGGTAGTACAAAACCTAGACAAAGAGGCTTCAGCGTTGTTTAAGACGCTCTATGAAACGCTATATACCTCTTTAGATGCGAAGTCGGTACCTCAAGCGATATTGATTATTGCTGGGTATCAATACAAGTCTGCGTTTGTCGCTGACCAAGAGATCAACATGGTCGCTTGTTTAACAGAGATAATGGCAGGTTGTAAATTTAAATAAACTAAATAGAACAAACAAAGAACATTATGCCAGGTAAGTGGGACGGTAGAAGTAGATTATCAAATGACAAGTACAGGGAAAGTTGGGATAGAATATTTAAAACCAATCCTGTTGCCAAAGAAGTAAGAACTCCGAAGTTTAAACCTAGTGTAGTGAAAGCTAAAAAAGGTAAAGGGAGTTATACGAGAAATGGCACGAAGAACATTATTAAGAAAATTGATAGTGAAAGCTAGAATGTTTTGGGCTGATATACGAGGTCATCATGGTAAACGTTGGAATTACGAACCAGGTGATTGGTATATGGGTAGACACAATAAAAGAAAATAGTTGAAAGTTTTATATTATGTACGAGTTAAGAGATTATTTAAACGCAATTAATTTTACTAAAGAAAATTTATTAGACACAGACGATCAAACATGGGAGAAAAAATATCCTCCTTTCGTTATAAACAAGTGTCTTTCCGTACATTACGACTGTATTGCTCAAGCCAACGAAATGAATGGCTATCACTTCCTAGATAAAAGAACCCAGTTTCATTTTTATATAAATAGTATTAGAAAAAAGAAGCGATTTGGTGGCAAGTGGTTATCACAAGCCAAGTTGAAGAATTTAGAGTATGTAAAAGAGTATTATGGATATAGCAATGAGAAGGCAAAAGATGCTCTCAATATACTTACTGAGGAACAAATTGAACTAATTAAGATTAGCCTTTTAAAAGGTGGGAGAACTAAATGAGCGAAGAAGCAATCAATTGGTCCGCTGACAGTATGTTAGAGGTTACAATTAAGCAACCAGATGACTTTTTAAAGATCAGAGAGACTTTAACTAGAATTGGCGTTGCAAGTAGAAAAGACAAAACACTATTTCAAAGTTGTCACATATTACACAAACAAGGTAAATATTTCATAACACATTTTAAAGAACTATTTGCGTTAGATGGTAAGAAAGCAACTTTAACACAAAACGATATTCAAAGAAGAAACACAATCTCTATCTTATTACAAGATTGGAATTTAATTGATATAGTGAACAAAGCAAAGTCGGAAGACAAAGCACCACTATCACAAATCAAAGTATTACCTTTTAAAGAAAAAAAAGAGTGGAACTTATCGGCAAAATATAATATAGGGAAAAAAGTGGAAGCCAAGGATAATACTGATAATGCAAGTACCGAAGTTTAAAGAGTTTATTACAGAAACAGATATAGGTCGTAAAGATAAGCCTATTACAGTTGCTATGGTAACTGTGGCTGACTCTAAAGATCCAAAAGAAAACACTACTGCCGATCTTATACAAAAAGCGTGTAAGAAAAAAGGTATCAAATGTATTATTGTAAACATCAATTCAACTATCATCACAGCTAAAGACGAAGACAAAGGTACACTTACTGTTTATAACTATGACGGTAAACAAGGTGAACATACTTTCGTTGGTAGAGATACCTGTTGTATAGTTAGAGGTGGCGCACTTGAAAATGAAGCAGGTCTTTCTTTAATATCATCATTTCAAAACTCACAAGCTTTTATGATGAATACAAGAGCTTCAATGCTAACTTGTGATAACAAACTAACAACAGCATTATTATTTGAGAAGTTTGGATTACCAATGCCTAAAACAGCATTCATTTCAAACGAAAACAATATTAAAAGTGGCTTAGATATGATTGGTGGGAAATTTCCCGTAATCTTAAAGACACTAACAGGAACACAAGGCGTAGGAGTAATCAAAATAGAAAGTTACGAAGGCCTTGTGGCGACTGTGCAAGCGATGTGGAAACTAGAGGCAGAACTTCTAATACAAGAATATATGCCTTCAGATTTTGATATAAGAACGTTTGTGGTAGATAATAAAATATTCGCTAGTACAAAAAGAACTCACAGCTCTTATGACTTTAGATCAAATACACATAGAGGCGCAGAGGCATCACCTTATATTTTGAGTGATGAAGAAAGAGAACTCGTATTAAAGGCAGCTAGATTATCTAGAGCTTATATGGTAGGTGTAGATCACATCATATTTAAAAACAAACCATATCTATTAGAGATTAATGGTAGTCCTGGATCAGGCGCTGATTATGAAGGTTATCAACATAGAGATTATTATGCTGACGCAGAACCAGCTGGTAGAATAGATGGTGAAAAAATGATGGCCAATGTAGTAGATTATATTACAGATAGAGCTCATTGGGATAGACAATCACTTATAGAAACTGGTTGGTTAGAAACTGTTGAGTTAGATGAAGTAGGTAAAGTAAGAGTTAAGTTTGATACTGGTAATGGTTCAGCTGCTTGTGCTTTACACGCAGACGAAATTTTAGAAGATGGTAAGATTGTTAAATGGAAATATGATGGTAAGACTTATAGCAAACCTAGACATGGAAAGAGTGAAGTGTTTAGATCAAATGCAACAGATGAACCATCAGAGATTAGACCAACTATATTAATGGACTTAACATTTAATGGTTTTACATATAAAGATGTTGAGATTGGTTTAGACCAAAGACCTAGATCAGGCTCTGACTTACTTGTAAATAGAGATTTAATGCGATTAATGAATATTAGTGTCAACCCTAATAGAACATTTGTATTAAGTAAGAGACTAAAACCCATTGAAAAAGATGGTAAAGAAGATAAGGTTGGCTTTGAAAAGAAATAAACCCTTGACAAATGCGTCAGGATATGATATAGTATAACACAAATAGGAGATATTATGCAAGAAGTGAAGATATTAAGAATGACTACTGGCGAAGATGTAATCGCTAAAGTAGGTGAGAATGACCAAGGTGTTAGTTTAAAACAGCCTTTCGTAATCATACCTCAACAAACAGCACCAGGAAAACCTATACAACTTATGATGAGTTTGTATAATGCGTTTGGTAAAAGTGAAACAATCACAGTTGATAAAGACAAAATTGTTTTTATGACAGAACCAAAAGATGATCTTTTAAGATCATACGAACAAAATACTAGCACGATTATATCTGCTAAAACACCTGGTCTAATTACAGAAAACTCAGTACCAAAACTTTAATGATTAAGGTTAACTTTGTTAGAGGAAAGGAAATTATTCCTGTCCAGGTAGACGAGGGTATGACATTGATGGAGGCGGCTAGAGATTATTCTAAAGAAGCCATTGATGAGATACCAGCAGATTGCTCAGGTTGTTGTGCGTGTGCGACTTGTCATGTACTAGTAGATAGAAACTGGACACATATAATAGGTCAACCTAATCAAGGTTCTGTTGAAACAGATTTAATTGAATACGAAAAAGGTTATGATCGTATGCAAAGTAGATTAGCTTGTCAAATTAGTTTAGAAAAAAAACACGATGGTTTGGTTGTACACTTATTGGACAATCACAAACTATAAATTTGGGGCATTAGCTCAGCTGGGAGAGCGCCTGATTTGCATTCAGGAGGTCAACAGTTCGACTCTGTTATGCTCCACCAAAAATTAGATTATGAAAAAAGATATATTTGAAAGTATCATAGACGTTGGTAGTGGTTTTATTTTAGCCGTACTAATACAATTATTAATTTTTCCTTTGTTTGGATTACACCCTACTATATTTGATAGTATAGGTATTGCGTTAATCTTTACAGTTGTTTCTATGACTAGATCAGCGATATGGCGATGGTACTTTAGAAAGAGAAGAGCTTGAACTTTTATAAAAATGTAATTGAACATAGAGGTAAGTTACTTGTTCGTGGTATCCACGAGGGTAAAGAATACAAAAACAAAATAGACTTTAGTCCAACTCTATTTGCTATCTCACAAGAAGATTCAAAGTTTAAAACTTTAAAAGGTCAAACATTAAAACCAATACAATTTCCTAGTATATCAAAAGCAAGAGAATTTAAAAGAAGTTATAATACAGATAACTCGCCACTATATGGTATGGATAGATACCAATATCAATATATCGCAAATGAATATCCTGAAGATATGGTATTTGATAAAGAACAAATTAAAATATTTACAGTTGATATAGAATGTACAGCTGAAAATGGTTTTCCTGATATAGAAAATCCAACAGAAGAACTACTAGCAATCACAGTTAAAAATCAATCCAACAAACAAATTATAACTTGGGGTACAGGTGAATTTAAAACAGATAGATCAGATGTAACTTATATTAAATGTAAGAATGAAAAGTCTTTAATTATGGAGTTTATGAAGTTTTGGATTAAGAACTATCCAGATGTTATCACTGGTTGGAATACAAAGTTTTTTGATATACCTTATTTGTTTAATCGTATTAGAAACCTAGTAGATGAAAAAGTATTAAAAAGATTTTCGCCTTGGAATTTAGTTGAAAGAGAAACCATAGTTGTAAGAGGTAGACCTCAAACTTATTATGCTATCTTTGGTATTTCTATGTTAGATTACCTTGACCTATATCAAAAATTTATTCCAACAAAACAAGAGAGTTACAAACTTGATTACATAGGTAAAGTAGAACTTGGTTTACAAAAAGATGAAAACCCTTATGATACATTTAGAGATTGGTATACTAAAGACTATCAATCATTTATTGATTACAATATTAAAGATGTAGAAATTGTTGATGCTTTAGAAGATAAACTAAAACTAATTGAACTAGTCCTAACAATGGCATATGAAGCCAAAGTAAATTATACAGATGTATTCTCACAAGTAAGAATGTGGGATATGTTAATTTACAATTACTTAAAAAAAGATAATATTATTATACCACCAAAGGAAGATAATATTAAGGAAGATAAGTACGATGGCGCTTATGTAAAAGACCCAATCACAGGTATGCATAACTGGATTGTTTCTTTTGATATAAACTCACTATATCCACATTTAATTATGCAGTATAATATCTCACCAGAAAAAATCATTGGTGTAAAACCATCAGGCATTTCAGTTGATAGATTGTTAAATCATGCGACACCGTTGACACATTTAAAAACTGAAGGTGCCTGTATTACACCAAATGGTGCTATGTTTAAAACAGATAGTCCAGGGTTTCTACCTAGACTTATGGAGAGTATGTACAATGATAGAGTTAAGTTTAAAACTCTTGCGTTTCAAGCAAAGAAGGAATATCAAAAGACAAAAGACCCTGCGACTGCTAAAGAAATATCTCGTTGTCACAATATACAATGGGCGAAGAAGATTGCTCTTAACTCAGCTTATGGTGCTATTGGTAATCAATACTTTAGATATTATGATGTAAGACAAGCAACTGCTATAACATCATCTGGTCAATTTGTAATTAGATTTATTGAAAAGAACGTAAATGAATATATGAATAAGATATTAAAGACACATGATAAGGTTGATTATATTGTTGCGTCAGATACAGATTCAATTTATCTTACACTAGATAAATTAGTTGAAGCAACTTGTAAAGATAAATCAAAAGCTGATACATTAAAATTTTTAAACAAAGTTGTTAATAGTAGAATAGAACCCTTTATAGATAAGTGTTTCGCAGAACTAGCAGATTATACGAATGCCATTAAACAAAAAATGGTTATGAAACGTGAAGTGATTGCTGACAAAGGTATATGGACTGCGAAAAAAAGATATATGTTAAATGTATTAGACGAAGAAGGTATTACATTTGAAGAACCTAAACTAAAGATTATGGGTATTGAGGCTGTGAAGTCATCTACACCTGAAGTTTGTAGAGGAAAGATTAAAGAAGCTATCAAACTTATAATGACTAAAGGTGAAGATGAACTACAAGCATTTGTTGCTGAATTTAAAAAAGAGTTTTATCAAATGACAGCTGAACAAATATCTTTTCCAAGGTCTTGTAATAACTTAAAAAAATATATGCATGGTAGTAATATCTTTATTAAAGGTACACCTATTCATGTTAAAGGTGCTTTAATATATAATCATCAATTAAAACAATTTAAGTTACATAGAAAGTATCCACTAATACAAGAAGGTGATAAGATTAAGTTTCTAAAACTAAAAGAAGCTAATCCATTTAAGTTTGATGTAATAAGTTATGTAACAAAACTACCTAGTGAATTTAAACTACAAGAATATATTGACTATGATATTATGTTTCAAAAAACATTTTTAGACCCTATGAGTTTTATACTTAACTCTATTGGCTGGACTTATGAAAAGACAGCTAGTTTGGAGGACTTCTTTGTATAGTTTTTTTATAACATTAGTTTGTATTCATTGGGGATTTGCCACAGGTAATTTACTTGCGATGAAAACTAATTGGTCTATACCTAGATTTTTATTAATAGTTTTATTAATACGATACTTTTTTTTAACTTATGGAATTTAATACAAACAAAAAACATGGAGTAATATATGCAGATCCACCTTGGACGTTTAAAACGTATAGTAACAAAGGAAAAGATAAAAGCCCTGAAAGACATTATCCTTGCATGTCTATCGCTGACATTATTCGGTTACCTGTTGACCGAATTGCTAAGGACGATGCAGTCCTTTTAATGTGGGTAGTTGACCCTTTACTAGATAAAGCATTTGAAGTAATCAATGCGTGGGGTTTTAAGTACAAGACAGTAGGTTTTACTTGGGCGAAAACGAATCGTATCAAAATGGGTTTCTTTACAGGTCTTGGTTATTGGACCAGAGGTAATCCAGAAATGTGTTTATTGGCAACTCGTGGGAAACCTAAAAGGCTAAATAAAAGTATACCACAATTAGTTGTGGACCAAAGACGAGAACACAGTAGAAAACCAGATATAGTATATAACCATATTGAGAAGATGTTACCTGGGCCTTATATTGAGTTATTTGCTCGTAGAAAACGAGAAGGCTGGACTAGTTGGGGGAATGAAGTTTGATTTTAGACTTGACTTTTTCGTTATTATGTGTTATATTAATTTATGGTTTTGTCATATGGTTATTAATGAAATGGAACAATGAACAATTATAAAAGATATACATTAAAAGATACATTAGATAGTGAGAAAAAAGCACTATTCAATGTTCTATCAACTTTTGCTGGTGGTGGTGGTTCATCAACTGGTTATAGATTGGCTGGTGGTAAGATACTAGCGATTAATGAATTTGTTGAAGAAGCACAAAATACATATAGAGAAAATTATCCTAATACTACAATTGTGCCAGGCGATATAAAAAAATTGACAGGTACATATCTAATGGAACAAGCTGGAGTTAAAGTGAGTGAGTTAGATATATTAGATGGCTCTCCTCCTTGTTCAGCGTTTAGTATGGCTGGTTCTGTATCTCACGGTGAGGGTAGAACTCACGCAGATGCGTTTGGTAAAAAGAAACAGTATAGTGATATTAAAGGTGTAGAAAATGTAGAAGATTTATTCTTTGAATTTTTAAGAGTGGCTAAAGATATAAAACCAAAAGTTATTATTGGTGAGAATGTTGAAGGTTTGACTATGGGTGAAGCCAAAGAGTATTTTCACAAGATACAAAATACATTTGAAGAAATTGGTTATCATATAGTTGCTGATGTATTAGACTCAAGTTACTTTGGTGTACCACAATCTCGTAAAAGATGTTTCTTTATAGGTGTAAGAGAAGATGTTGCTGAGAAAGTCGGTATAAACTTTATGACTATGTATCAATTGTATCCTGATAAGAATGATTTTAGAACTACACTTGGCGAAGCAATTAATGATATTGTAAATGAAGATAAAGAAGAACTAGATTATTTGTTTGATAAGATTAGTCCAGAAAAGGCTGTTGGTAAAACATTAATGAAAATGCCAAAGGATCCAGACAAAGTATTGACTGGTATGGACTACCACGAGAAAGGTCATCACTTTAATTTAAAAAGATCAAGTTTAAGAAAACCTTGTCCAACAATTACTGCGATGGGTAATCTTGCTGGTGTTGCTGGTACTTGCCACCCAATAGAAGACAGAAAGTTTACTATAAAAGAATTGAAAAGAATTATGTCGTTACCTGAAGACTTTAAATTGACAGGTAAACATAAACAACAATCAGAACGGATAGGTCGTATGGTTCCACCGTTGATGATGAAGGCACTTGCTGAAAGTGTATATAACAAAGTGTTAAAACCATATAAGGAGTTAAACAATGACTAAATTTACTTTTGCTACAAGTAAGGAAGGCTTTGATAATCACATAGATAAATCTGTTCGTGGTTATAGTCATTTATGGGGTGATATACTTAACCTATCAAAATATTTCGTAGAAGACTATACGCAAGTTGTTGATATGGGTTGTTCTTCAGGTAAACTATTAAAAGGTATGATAGAACAAAACAATAAGAATATTCCTCACGCACAATACACAGGTATAGAAATAGAAGAAGATTTTTTTGGTGACTATTCACATGATGAGGAGAAGTATCATCAACTAAATTATTTTAGAGGTGATGTAAGAGAGTTTGATTTTAAAAACTGTTCTCTGGTTACTTCTATATTTACTTTACAATTTATGTCACCAAAAGATAGACAAGAAGTAATTAATAAAATTTACAAAGGTCTTAATACTGGTGGTGCGTTTATCTTTTCAGAAAAAACTTTTAGTTGTAATCCAAGGGTACAAGATATGATGACCTTTATGTTTTATGATTATAAAAGACAACACTTTTCTGATAAAGAAATACTTGACAAAGAAGTAACGCTAAGGCATATGATGAAACCAAATACAAAAACAGAGTTGTATAAAATGGTACAAGATGCTGGCTTTGAAATACATACTTTTTGGCAGAACTTTAATTTCGTTGGTATCGTTGCGTTAAAGAAATAATAAATATTTCTATGGCGATACCAAAAACGAAGTACGAAGATTTGAAAGAGTATTACGATTATCAACGTAAGATAGCTTATAATAAAGAGTTAATATATCATATGGCTGATAGATTTCAAAACAGAGTCTATAATGACTTTGGTATGGTTTCGTTAGACAAATTAAAAGAGATATTGTGGACAAGAGTACAACCTGAAGACTATGAAGAGCCAAGAAAAGGTTATGTACCAGAGGATCCTAAATTGAGAGTAGAAGGTGAGGGTAAAGCACATTTACCAGCACTATATTATGATAAAATGATGGATAAAGATGATGACTTTAAGGGTTGACATTTTAAGTAGAATGATATATAATAAGAACAATAATTTATGGAGGAATTGAAGTGAGTGATTTTTTAAAAGATATAATTAAAGAAACTGGTAATGAATATGCTGGTTTAGTAAGTGACGGTATTGATAGTGCTGATGTAACAAGTTTTATAGACACAGGTTCTTATTCTTTCAACGCATTATTATCTGGTAGTATCTATGGTGGTATGCCAGGAAACAAGATTACAGCAATCGCTGGTGAAGCCGCAACAGGTAAAACATTTTTCGCACTAGGTATATGTAAAGCATTTTTAGATAAGGATCCTGAAGCAGGTATTATCTATTTTGAATCAGAAAGTGCTATCTCAAAAGATATGATTGAGACTAGAGGTATTGATTCTAAAAGAATGGTTATCGTACCAGTTGCCACAGTACAAGAATTTAGAGCTCAATCAATTAAAATATTAGACAAGTACATAGAACAACCAGAGAAAAATAGAAAACCTTTGATGTTTGTACTAGACAGTTTAGGTATGTTATCTACTACAAAAGAAATGGAAGATACTGCCGCTGGTAAAGAAACAAGAGATATGACTAGATCACAAATAGTCAAGTCAACATTTAGAGTATTAACATTGAAACTTGGTAAAGCAAACATACCAATGATTATGACTAACCACACATATGATGTCATAGGTTCAATGTTCCCTCAAAAAGAAATGGGCGGTGGTAGTGGTTTAAAATACGCAGCCTCATCAATCATCTATCTTGGTAAAAGAAAAGACAAAGAAGGTACCGAGGTCGTTGGAAACATTATACATTGTAAAAATTTTAAATCTAGGTTAACAAAAGAAAACGCACAAATAGATGTAAAACTTACTTACAAAAAAGGTTTAGACAAATATTATGGTCTTATAGAACTCGGTGAAGAAGCTGGTATCTTTAAGAAAGTATCTACAAGATATGAAATGCCAGATGGGTCTAAAGTCTTTGGTAAGAACATCAACGATAATCCAGAGAAATATTTTACAAAGGAAGTGTTAGACAAAATAGATGAACAAGCAAAACGAAAATTCCAATACGGATCAGACGAAGACGCAGAGTAAAAGATACGCCTTTGCTCAAAGACAAGGCGATGACTTTAGTTGTATTAAAATTATGGATGGCCAGTACGAAGGTATTATCTATAAGTATGACAAAGTTGCGTTTGAACCCAAGCCATTAGATTCAGGTGACATACCTTTAAGATTTACATATGATATTATGACAAATCCAAACAAGGAAGATGTTGAGTCAGAAGATTTTAGAAATTATATTGGTGACATTTTAGTTGAAGTTGTACAAGAACAATTAGAAGCAGGTAAGTTACAAATCAATGAATGATTTTATAAAAACTTATGATAATGTTTTAAGTGATGTAAATTGTCAACACTTAATAGATAAATTTGAAGACAGTCGTAATCAATGGCAAAAAACAGAGTTAGAAGGTCATAGATCATTTACGGAAATTAATATTAACTTACACGAAGATTGGCAAGAGTATGTTAATATTATATACAAAGCTTTAAATCCGTATTTACAAAAGTATGCAGATGACCACAATATAACTAATAACTGGCCAGAAAGATATGGTTGGGAACAAATTAGATTTAAAAAGTATGAAGTAAATGATAAAGATGAATTTAAAGAACACGTTGATGTTATGGATTACGCTAGTGCTAAAAGATTTTTAGTTATGTTTTTATACTTAAATGATAACGAGGGAGGGTTGACAGACTTCCCAGAGTATGATACAATGATACAACCAAAGACTGGTACTCTTTTAATGTTTCCACCATTGTGGACACATAAACATATAGGTCATAAACCAGTTAAGAAACCAAAGTATATAATAGGAAGTTACTTACATTATACATGAACGATAGATTAGAAACTACAATATTAAATAACCTTTTCTACAATGAGGATTTTACTAGAAAAGCTATTCCATTTCTTAAAGAACATTATTTTTCTAAAAGAGACGAGAAGATTTTATTTATTGAAGTTGAAAAATTTTTACACAAATATAATAATCTACCTACAAAAGAAAGTATATTAATTGAACTTAATAATAGAAAAGATTTAAACGAAGAAGAATATAAGAACGTAAAAGATTTAGTTGCTACCATATCAAATGAAGATACAGATTTACAATGGTTATTAGATACAACAGAAAAGTTTTGTAAAGATAGAGCAGTACACAATGCTGTATTAGAAGGTATTAAAATATTAGATGGTAAAGATAAAACAAGAACACCAGAGGCGTTACCTAGTTTATTAGGCGATGCGTTAGGTGTAAGTTTTGATAAACACGTTGGGCATGATTATATAGAAGACGCTCAAGCTAGATTTGATTGGTACCATACAAAAGAAAAAAGATACCCATTTGATTTATCATACTTTAATAGAATTACAAAAGGTGGTATACCAAGTAAGACTTTAAATATCGCATTGGCTGGTACTGGTGTTGGTAAGTCTTTGTTTATGTGTCATGCTGCGTCAGCATTTTTAACACAAGGTCTTAATGTATTATACATCACACTAGAAATGGCTGAAGAACGTATCGCTGAAAGAATAGACGCAAACTTATTTGATATATCTATGGACGATATTAGAAGTATGCCAAAAGAGTTATACGATAACAAAGTTAAAAAACTAGAGGCAAAGACAAATGGTCGTTTAGTTATCAAAGAATATCCTACTGCGTCAGCTCATAGTGGTCATTTTAAAGCGTTAATGAATGAACTAGCATTAAAGAAAAGTTTTAAACCAAATGTAATCTTTATTGATTATCTTAATATATGTGCGTCAAGTAGATTTAAAGGTGGTAATATCTCCAGTTATTTTTATATCAAAGCAATCGCTGAAGAATTAAGAGGTCTTGCTGTTGAACATGATGTACCTATCTTTAGTGCAACACAAACAACTAGAACTGGGTTTGTAAGTACAGATATTGGTTTAGAAGATACATCAGAATCATTTGGTCTACCAGCAACTGCTGACTTTATGTTTGCTCTTATGTCAAACGAAGAACTAGAAAGTCTAGGTCAAATGAAAGTAAAACAATTAAAAAATAGATACAATGACCCTGGTATTAATAGATCATTTATTGTAGGTGTTGATAGAGCCAAGATGAGGTTGTACGATACTGAAGGTGGGTCACAAAATATAGTTGGTGGTAAAGAATTAAAAGAAAAGGAAAACTATCCATCACCTGAAGAATCATATGAAAAGTTTTCCGATTTTAAATTATAGGAATTAAGATGACAAAATTTGTAACATTTACAAACGCAAATCCACCATATGAAGGTCAACCAATATTGATTAATACAGATCACATTGTTTCTGTATATGAGGATTTAACAGCTGGAAAAAAAGTGGCTCTATGGGCAAAAGATAACTTTTGGCACATAGAAGAAACAATAGAAGAAGTTTATGGTAAACTTGGATTAGAATATAAACATAAAAAAGAGGAGGTAAACTAATGATTGAAAATACATTATTTAATATACCAATGTGGTCAATACCTACTTTAAATTTTAAGAAGAAAAAACCACAATTAGAAAAATTATGTAAAGCGTTCCCAGAAAAGAAACATGGTATACAAACTTTTTCTACAAATAGACAGAGAGATAGATCAGGTTTTGCTGATGCCTTTAATAATATTATGGGTGAAGAATTAGGTATGTTATCTCAAAAATTAAAAAAAGATATTCAATTACAAGACATATGGTCTGTGTCTTATAAGAAAGGTGATTATCATACACCACACGATCATGGATCAGTAGGTCTTGCTGGTATATTATATTTGAATATGCCAAAAGATGGTGCACTTACTCAATATGTACAACCTTGGAATGATTGGTATAGTGATAGAACAATTTACTATCCACTAAAAGTTAATGAAGGTGATATAGTGATTACACCTAAATTTATTAGACACTTTACAGAGCCTCATAAATCAAAACAAATTAAAAGAGTAATTAGTTGGGATATGAATATACTTTAATGGCTAAAACACAAAAAGTAAGATTTCACAAAGGTGATAAAAGGCCTAATAATGAACAACCTGATTTATCATATACTAAAAAGATGATAAAAAGAGGTAAGAATATCATATGGCAAGTTATAGAAAAACCAACCATGAGTATTATTAGCGAGTGCTTCTTTGAAGAAGACGCACATAAATTAGTCAAGTTTCAAAACAAACATAAAGTATGGCAACGAAATGGTGGCATACCTAAATTCTTATGGACAAGAGTTTAGTCTTATAAATATAATAAACAAGATTGATTTATATGGAAACCGTGAATAGACTTATGGATAAAATGAGAGAGAAATGTTTAGTTTTAAAGGATTTACAACACAAGATAGAAATACACATTTAGAACACCTAGAAGACGATATAATAAATCGTGGTACAAAAGGTGGACAAAATGCGTTAAACTTTTTAAGATCGGTGAGAGATATGCTCGCAGGTTCTTCTAGTAAAAAAGTTAATATGACAGTTAAATGGGATGGCGCACCAGCTATCATCTGTGGTATTAATCCAGAAAACGACAAATTCTTTGTCGGTACAAAATCAGTATTCAATAAAAATCCTAAAGTAAATTACACTAACGCAGATATAAGTAAAAATCACTCTGGCGAATTAGCGTCTAAACTTCAAATAGCATTAAAAGAATTAAAACGTCTAGGTATTAAAGGCGTATTACAAGGCGACTTTCTTTTCTCACAATCAGATTTAAAAAAGATTAGTTTAGATGGTGACGATATGATTTCATTTACACCTAATACAATTACATATGCTGTTCAAGCAAACTCTAGTATTGGTAGACAGATTAGTAGAGCAAGAATGGGAATTGTTTTTCACACAAAATATACAGGTAAAACTTTAGATAGTATGACAGCTGGTTTTGGTACAGTTAGAGGTAGAGCAACTAATGTATTTTTAGCGAGTGCTGGTTACAAAGATGTATCTGGTTCTGCGAAACTTACAAGAAACGAACTAGCACAATTTAACGCAAAATTAAGAATGGCCGAAGGCTCACTATCAAAGGCAGCACCTTTGTTAGATAAAATGAGTGAAACATCTGCTGATGGTTTGGGTGTAGGGTTTAGATTAAAAACTTTCTTTAATCATCACATAAGAGGATCATCAGGTCATATGGCCAAAGTTAGAACTTTAGTGGATATGTTTAGAGATTATTATATTAATATTCTACAAGCAGAGATTGATAGTAAGAAGACAGATAAAGGAAAACAAAAGTACAAAGATATATTAGCAACAAATTTAAAATTTATAGATAGAAATAGAAATGCTTTAGTGATGGCTGTTGCCTCACACGTTACGTTACAAAATGCTAAAGACTTTTTGATAAAGAAGATGAGTGAAATACAAAGCATAGGACATTTTTTAAAAACTTCTACTGGTTATAGAGTAACAAGTCCAGAAGGATATGTAGCAGTAGATAAAATAGCAGGAGCAGTTAAGTTAGTTGACAGAATGGAATTTAGTAGAGCTAACTTTACAATGCCAAAAGGATGGAGTAATTAATGGCTAAAACATTTAAACAATTTGAAGATTATGATATACAATGTGAAGAAGTAATATTTGAACATGAAAACGAGCCTTTACAAGAGGCAGAGTATCAAGGTAAAAAAGTAAAATTAAACGACCCAATTAGAGGTGGTTCTAAAAAGTTTTATGTATATGTAAAAGATGGCGATAAGATTAAGAAAGTATCATTTGGTGATACAACTGGTCTATCTATTAAGAGAGATAATCCAGCGAGAAGAAAGTCATTTAGAGCAAGACACAATTGCGCTGATCCAGGACCAAAAACTATGGCAAGATATTGGTCTTGTTATCAATGGAGAGCTGGAGCAAAAGTAAATAATTAATGAAAAAACTAAATCAAATATTGCGAGAGGGTGTTTATGACCCAGGTATATTTAAAGCTTTCTTTTTAGCTGGTGGACCTGGAAGTGGTAAATCATTTGTAACAGCTGGTGCCTTTGGTGGTACAGGATTAAAGACTGTTAACTCTGACGCAGCATTTGAAAGAGCTATGAAAAAAGGCAATCTATCATTAAAGATGCCTGACGAAGAAGAATACTTTAGAAACATTGTAAGAGCTAAAGCAAAGATGACTACTTCTACTCAATTAGATACTTACATACAAGGAAGATTAGGTTTAGTTATTGACGCAACTGGCAGAGATTTAAATACAATCAATAGTCAGAAAAGACAATTAGACACCATAGGTTATGATAGTTATATGATCTTTGTTAATACAAGTTTAGAAGTGGCATTAGAAAGAAATAAAAATAGACCTAGAACTATACCAGAATACATTGTAACTAATAGTTGGAATCAAGTACAAAGAAACATTGGTCAGTTTCAAAGAATTTTTAGTCCTAATAGAATGTTAATTGTTGATAACAATAAAAGTGAAAAAGAATTAGTAACACTAACACTTAACACAGCTGCGAGATATATACGAAGTCAATTGAGAGCTAGTCCTCAAAATCTAACAGCTAAACAATGGATAGCAAACGAATTAAAAGCAAAACAAAGAACATGAGATTTAAAGAGTTTACAAATATAGATAGTTTACGTCACGCAAAGGTAGATGAAAAGCCTGTAAAAAATTTTAAGGGCAAATATAAAAAGTTATCTATATCTCCACCACCTACTAATAGTAGTAAAGCTTCACTAGCAGAACTTAATATTTTAAAAGAGTTAATGAGTAAGAGAACTAGTGAGATTGAGGATAGTGTAAAAGCTCACGATTTAGATGTTTCTCATGCAATAAAAAAATATTTAAAAGATAAAGATTTAGATTACAGCGATAACGATATTAATAAAATTGTAAGTCTTGGTAGTGCTATTGTAAGATATTATAAAAACAAATTTCAAAGACCTAGACCTTACAACTTAGCCGAAGCTTTAAAGATGGACTTTGATAACATGCCACTTGATAGTGATACAATGAAAACACCAGCGTATCCAGCAGGTCATAGTTTACAATCTAGGTTAGTAGCAGAATATTGCATAGAAAAATATCCTAATCATAAAGATGGTTTAATTAAAGCAGCTGAAGAATGTGGTAAGGGTAGATTATATGCTGGTTGGCATTATCCATCAGACCATGAGGCATCTGTAAAACTAGCAAAACAAATATATCCTGACATGCAGTTAAGAGAATCATTTGTAGAAAGTATCATTGATATACCTAGACAAAGATATGCGCCAGGTGTATTTGATGACGCTGATACTAACAATCCTAAACTTAAACAAAGTGTTAGAGATATTATCTTAAATCAAATAGATAAATTCCAAGAGAAGTATCCAGTAAAAAAATATTCATTGATAGGTTCTATACTTACAAAAAGATATAGAGACGATGCAGATTTAGATATGAATATCTTGTTTGATGTTCCAGAAAAAGATAGAGAAGAAGTTAGAAAAGAATTAGCATCTAGTTTAAGAAGCATAAATGGTAAACTTGTTCCAGGTACTCAACACCCAATCAACTATTATGTTATTACCGATCCTGAATTAAAGAAAAAGAATGACGCAATGGCTGATGGTGTTTATGATATAGACGAAAACGAATTTGTAAGAAGACCTACCGAAGATACTTTTGATTCAGAAAAATATGAAGCTGACTTTCAGAAAAAAGTAAAAGAGATAGATGTAGTCAAAGGTGAACTAGCTAGAGATTTAATTGATTACGAAGAACTAAAAGATTTAACAACAGATGATGTGTTGAACTTACAAGACAAAATTAACACTAAACTAGACGAGATAGAAGACAGTATAGAGGTATTAGTTGATATAGGTGATGATGTAGTCAAACAAAGACAAAGTGCTTTCAATGACGATATGACACCAGATGAGATTAGACAGTTTGGTAAAAAACATAAACTACCTAAAAATATTATCTACAAGTACCTAGAAAAATATCACTACTTAAAATTCTATAGGAAGTGTAAAGAAATTTTAGAAGATGGTAAAGTTTCAGATAAAGAAATAAAAGATTTAGAAATGCATGAAGCTTCAGCACCTAAAACAATAGCATTTACTTTTGGTAGATTTAATCCACCAACAATAGGTCATCAAAAGTTGATGGATAAAGTTAAAACACAAGCTAGAGATTATAAAATATATTTAAGTAGAAGTGAAGACCCTAAAAAGAACCCATTAGACGTTAGATATAAATTACGTTTAATGAAACAAATGTTTCGTACACATGCTAGAAATATAGAGATCAATCCATCAAACAATGTATTAGATATTTTAGTAAAACTATATGATGATTACCATAGAGTTGTTATGGTTGTTGGTAGCGATAGAGTTAGAGAGTTTGATACTTTACTAAAGAGATATAACAATG